TGCTTATATTAAGCATTTCCGGCTCAAAATTGTCACTTTTCAGGTAATTTGAGATAATAGTACTGGTCATAAAAACAAATCTAAGTATTTGAAGTAAAAAAGCAAAACGGCCAAAAAAACGCGCGGAATCAATTTGAGAATAATTGCCGGTTTTGCCGGAAAAGTGCCTCGGATTGACGATCAGTTTGAGAAATATCGTCAGGCTTCACATATCATTCAAATGCTATTAAACCCGCGCGAAATGGCTGTTTATCTCGCCTCATAAGCCTATATAAACTGTCCCCACCCCTGCGACAATGTCGCACCCTCTGTCGCACCCCCCGTGCGTCACCGTCGCACCCCCCTGCGTCATTGTAGCACCTAACCACTCTTTAATATCCCTTATAGAGGTTTTATCCACTCATCCGGCACATATCCTGCGCGGCCTTTTTGCGCGCCCTCAAGGACCCTGATCTTACGAACATACATTGATCCGTGTTCCACCACCAAAACCTTCGTACCATTCGGCACGCTGAAAGCCCGTCCGGTTACGAGCAATTGAATCATACCATCCCGGTCCTTTACGCGGAACGAGGTGAGTATTTCCTTCAAGGCGGCATCGTCGACCCCGACGGGAGTCAATACCCCGGTCGTTCCTCTGAGCGAACCGTGGCCGCCGATCGGGACCGTCGGCGTTTCGCTACAACTCCACAACAATAGGGCGACCACAAACAGTACGACCTGTTTCATCTTATCCCGCCTCCTTCTTTCTCTCGCGCTTCAGATCCGCGAGGAGTTTTTCCTTCTCAGCGTATTTTAACACATCGCGCCTGGCCTCCTGATCCATATCCATAAGCATTTGGAGTATCTTCGAGGTTGTGTCATCCAGGCCGTAGGGCGCGTGAACTTCAGCTGCGCGATCCGCACCGAAACCTGGATCTTTGGGGATACGATTCAGTATGCTATCTCCGGTCAATATATAGTCTTCCGGAACGCCGCACACCGCTGCAATTCTTGAAAGATCCTTTCCCTTGGGAACGCGATCACCGGCTTCATAATACTGATATGCACGAACCGAGAAATCTAATTTCTTGGCAAATTCTTGTTGTGTTAGGCCACCTCGAAGCAATTTTAAACGATCCCCGATAACGCGATAATGGCCCATTTTTGATTATGCACAAAACGTGCATTTTCTCCTTGACACGCACACTTCGTGCGTGTATAGTTGTATTTAAGATTATTAATTCTAACCTACAAAGGACCTAAAAAAATGGCCTCCAGAGTAAATCCGAAAGCCGAATACATCAAATATCGCCTGAAACTGAAAGGATCCTCGCCCTCGAAGATCGCCAGGGAACGGGGCATAACGTTCACTGCTGTTTGGAACGTCATCGAAGGCCGGTCCGAATCAATGCCGACTAAACGTATGATCGCCAAGATCACCGGAGAGCGAATCGAGGATCTCTGGCCGGACGACAATGAGCAACGGGCTGCGTAATCTCCGAGATCGTGCCGGAGAGTGTAGTCCTATTTTTTTGTCTTGTCAATAGGAGGATGAGCGATGAAAAAAGGCGCTGAGTTTGTTAAAGGTCTTTGCCGGGAATATTTGCTGGCCCATACGGGCATGACAATAGAGGAGATTGATGCGGGGCTGATACGGATACGGCGCGATGGAGCTCTTAATAACGCGATGAAGGCCCTCAGCGATAGTGCTGCCGCTGTCATCGAGCGGTTGCACGCCGCATCCAAACAGGAATGTCCTGTAGATGCGGCATCGTGCGACTGTGGCTATCACGAAAACATGCGCGCGGCGGAAAAATCTCATGAAGCGAACGATGAAGCCGACGCGCTACTACAGGCGCGACAGATATTGGTAGAGCGGATCGTTTCGGCGGCGCTCAAAGGCATGGAATTCGACCTCGATCCGGTGGACCTCCTTCGCGAGGCTATCGAGAAAGTAGACTCCGACGCAATGGTGATCGTGAACAGGATGCCGGAGATCTTCGCATGATCGAGACGGTGACGCTGCGGCGGATCGCAGAGAAAACAGGTATCAGCAAGCGCACCATTGAACGCCGGGCGCTACGCGAAGCGTGGCCTTCCTGCGGCACTACGATCAACAACCATAACGAAACGAAACTATATGCAGTCAAGGACCTGCCGGAGGATATCCGGGTGAAGTTTGAGGCCTGTTCTCACTCAAACGGCGACGCGGTCGCCTTGGTCCATAATGCGGCAGCAGACCCCGCAGCCTCCGCGGGGGATCCACCAAAGGCGTCGGGGTTGCTCACCCCGGCGCCGCTTCTTAAACTCAGCCACACTAAACCCATCCCCACCCCGGCCCTCCCCGAATCCGTGACCGAACTCAAGGCCTGGCAGCGCGACGTAATGACGGCGCGGCTGGCGATCATCGGCGCGGTCGAGAGCATCGCCGCCGCCGAGAGACTCACCATCAACCGCGCGATCGAGCGCTTTCTTGAACTCCTCGGCGGCGGCATGATCGAGGCCGCGATATCCGACATGGCCGAGACCGCGAACCATCGCAAGGGGAACGACCGTTCACTCTCGCGCGGAACGATCTACCGCTGGATCCGCGATCGCAAACAGCAGGGCAATCTCGGCCTCGCGCCGGCGGACAAGGACCCGATGGCGGTGCCGCCCTGGTCGCGCGAATTTCTCGCCACCTTCCGGCTGCCGTCAAAGCCCACCGTGCCCCAGGTGCTCGAGTCCATGGCGGACCACGCGCCGTCCTACGGCCAGGCCCTGCGCTTTCTCAAGAAGTTTTCCCGCCTCGACGTGCAGCGCGGCCGCATGAGCGGCTCGGAGCTGCGGTCCATCCGGGGCTACACGCAGCGGGACAAGAGCGACCTGATGCCCATGGACGTGGTTGTCGCCGACGGCCACAGCTTCAAGGCCAAGGTTGCGCACCCCGCGCACGGCAAGCCGTTTCACCCGGAGATGGAAGGCATCGTCGATGTCGCAACGCGCGTTTGCATCGGATGGTCCGTGGGCCTCGCCGAATCCAGCCACGTCGTGGCCGACGCGCTGCGCCACGGGGCCACGGTGAACGAGCAGAAGCCTTTCGGGGGCGTGCCCGCCATTCTCTACGCCGACCAGGGCGCGGGCAACACGGCCAGGGATATCTCTCATGTGGAACTCGGCGTGCTCGCGCGGATCGGCACGCAGTTCAAAACCGGCATAGCCGGCAACCCCCAGGGCCGCGGCGCGATCGAGCGCCTCCAGGCCAGCCTCTGGATCCGCGCCGCGAAACAACTGCCCACTTATACCGGCAAGGACATGGACACTCTCAGCCAGCGCCGCATCATGAAGATCTTGAACAAGGACATAGAACTAAAAGGCACGTCCGATCAGTTGATAACATGGTCTCGCTTTCTCGGCTTCTGTGGCGAGCAGGTCGCGGCGTATAACAACCGGCCGCACAGCGCGCTGCCGAAGGTCCTGGACAAAATCACCGGCCTCCGCCGGCACACGACGCCCGCGGAGATGTGGCAAGCCTTCGTGGCCGACGGCTGGCAGCCCACGCTCCTATCCACGGACGAGATCAACGACCTCTTCAAGCCGCAGGTCCTGGCAAAGACCCGGCGCGGCATGATCACCATCTTCACCAATACCTATTATCACAAGATCCTTGAACATTACCACGGCGAGGACGTGTACGTGAACTACGATATCCACGATCCCAAAATCGTCTGGGTGCGCGACAGCGAGAAGCGACTGATCTGCGAGGCCGTGTTCGAGGCCAACAAGCGGGCTTACTTCCCGGTGCCGGTGATCGAGCAGGCGCGGCAGAAAAGGATGGAGGGCCGCCTGAAGAGGCTCGAAGACAAGGCGTGGGAGGTACGACAGGAACGAAAGGGGGTGATAAACGCGGCGCCATTGCAAGAAGATCCGATCATCGCGGCCATGCGGCCGCTGGAGCCGGAGCCTGAGCAGGAACTTGTGATGCGCCTGTACGAGGACACGGATGAACAGGCGGTATAGCAGAAACGGGAGAAAAGACATGTTAATCGATATTTTTTATCAAGTAGTGGGCGCAGGCTTTCCGCTGCCAGACGCAGTTATTAATATCAGCAACGTAGCGGCATACGTATACAACACGTCATCAATGACCACGCTGCCAGAATTGGCAGATGCAATCAGTCTTCGGAGGCCATTCCCCATCACGTGGTTTGAATTCTTGTACAACGGATATCGCATGGGAATTCTCAGCCAAGAACGTGGCACCCAAGATGGATTGATCGAATGTGAAGATATATTTCTGGTCAAAACAGCCGGCCGCGACGACTTCATCCTGTGCGGACGAGAAGTATTCCTATATGACTCTTTGGGCAAGTGGCATAGCGGCGCGAGAAATCAGCGGGTATTAGCCGGGAATCAAGGGCCCAACACGCCACCATCGGCGCAAGAACAATTAAACATTTTTGACAGGGCCATAACCCAAGGAACCGGCATTCTCTGCGTTGCCCTCAATTTCCTCCACTGCAAAAACGTCGAACTGGTTGAGAATCGCCTACTCGCCATGGAGGTAAAAGCGAGAAAAAAAGAGAACAAGGACTATTACGAGAAGTTCTACACCCTCAAGATAGGCGGCATCAGGAAAATATTGGACACGGAGGGGGAGGCCCAGACGAAGGGACTGAAGCATGCATTGCATGTCTGTCGAGGATACTTCCGCACCACGAACCTCTTCGGGAAATATCCGGGCACATATTGGATTCCCGCGCACACTCGAGGAGACGAGGAGATCGGCAAAATTCACAAGGATTATCGAATCGAACCACAATAACGGAGGAGAGCATGAGCGATCTACGGCAGCAGTTACAGGAATACATAGATGAGAAAAGAGCAAGTCAGTCTGCGATCGGCAAGGCAATAGACTACAGCGGGTCCGTGGTCAGCCAGTTCCTGGACGGCACGTATAAGGGCGATCTATCGGCCGTCGAAAAGGCCATCAGCGGATTCTTGCTCAGAGAGCGCGAGCGCAAAGCCGCCCCTGAAGAGAAGATCCCGTTCATCAAAACGTCCATCTACCAACAGGCGTATGACGTTATTCGCTCCTCGGACCTCGTCGGCGAGATCGGCGTCATCTTCGGCGACGCGGGCCTCGGGAAGACGGAGGCCCTCAATCACTACGCCAGGAGAAACACCAACGTCATTCTGATCGAGGCGCACGTCGGCTACACCGCGCGGGTGCTCATGAGAAACCTGCATAAGTTCTCCGGCGGAGACGGCATCGGGAACATCACCGATCTGGTGGATGACATCTGCAAGCGGCTCAAGAACGCCACGCGCTGCATCATCATCGACGAGGCGGAACACCTGAACCTTCGCTGTCTGGAACTGCTCCGCCATATCCATGACAGGACCGACTGCGGCATGGTGCTCGCCGGCATGCCGAAGCTGATGGCAAACCTGCGCGGCAAGAACGACAAACTGAAACAACTCTACAGCCGCCTCGGAGACGCCGTCCACCTCGACAAGCTCACGGCCGAGGACACGGAGAAGATCGTCAGGGCCGCGGTCCCGAACGCGAACGGCGTCTGGAAAGCATTCCACGAACAGTGCAGCGGCAATACCCGCATCCTCGCAAAGTTCATCCGGCGGGCCAAGCGTATCGCGGCCCGAAATAACTCGGCGGTCACCGAGGTGATCGTCAACAAGATAGCGAGACATCACAAGGAAGTGCTGGGGCTCGCGTAGATAAGGAGAGAACGATGAGAAAAACAGGAATGAGAATGGATATCGCGTCATTTTTGGCGATCGTGGGCGCATCCGGGCCGCTCCGGCGGTCCTTATTTAAGATCAATCGCAAGGACCGGCCCAAGGCGAAGCTTATCCGCATCGAGCGGATCACGGCGGGCGGGCATCACGCCTGGTGCGAGTCGAACGTCGGACTGATCAAGAAGCCGTTGGCGTCGGTGCCGGATGACCTGATCGCGGAATTCAGGAGGAGGGCGGTATGAACGTCGTCTCGAGAAAAGACCAGCGGGCGCTTCATGCGATCCGGGTGCGCGAGAGGCGGCTCAGAAAGAAATTACTGCGCGAATTGAGTGAGACGATCAAGCAATCGAACCGCGAGGCGATGTTTATGGATTCGAACACGGCACGGACAGGCGACATCGGGCGGTGCACGTCATGAAGCGGAATAAAAGCACGCTCGATACCAAGCCGCTACAAGCGATCGCGCGGAAACTCGTGTCGCTCAAGATACAAATAGAGCAAATGGTCCCCGTGGTATTCGATGCAATCGAGGCCGTAGAGAAGAGCCACAGGAACATCGTGGCCGCGCACAAGGCGCATCTGACGATGGCGAAACAGGGAAAAGGCATTTCACCGCAGAGAACGCAAAGATCGCAAAGGAAAGCGAATGACTGACACTCCGCGACAAGACCGCCCCTCACCCCGGCCCTCTCCCTCGAGGGGCGAGGGTGGAAAGAAGAAAGACCTCCGAGCCATCAAGCTCGGCCGGCTGTTCTCTGAGGCGAAGAAGCGGGGCATCGACGCTGATCAGCTCCGCAATGAGATCGCGCCGGGGCAGATCGGGAAGAGGCTGTCGAAGGCGAGCGCTGTGGAGATCGAGACGCTCACGAGATACATCGGGGCTGCCCCCTCACCAACCTCTCCCTCCAGGGGAGAGGCTACAGCCGAACGGCCGCGCATGAGTGGCTTCAAGGAACGCTACGACGAACTCGGGTTCCGCGACGGGTTTGCCTCGCCGGGGCAGCTCCGGATGATCGAGGCCATGTGGATGGGCGTGTCGCGGATGCCGAATAGAGCGGCCAAGGAAAGGGCTTTACAGGGCTTTTTAAAGCGCATTGCAGGGGTCGAGGATATGCGGTTCATCGAGGGCTGGATGGTGCAGAAAGTCGTGAAGGCGATAAGGGCGATGCAAGAACCCAAGGCTGCCACGAAGGCACCAAGGCACGAAGAAAAGCAGAAAAACAAAACTCCTTTTTAGCCAGGAGGCACGCTATGGAACAGCAAACATGGAACGCAATACGAAGTGGTTATTATCGGCTGCAACGGCGGCAACAACGCGAGGCATCGGCGTATCGGGCCGCGAAGCTGGCGCTCATTGCGCTCCTGATCGGGTTGCTTCTGATCGCGCTCGTTATTCCGGCGCATGCGGAGACTTCCGCGATGGACGAAAAAACTCAGACGATATTGGCGCTCGCCGCCTTCGCCGCCATCGACTACAACCAGAGTTGCGACATGTTCTACAGCAGGCAGGGCTACTACGAGATCAATCCCGTCCTCGGCAAGCACCCCAGCCGACGGGGCATGCTCGTCTTCGGTACCGCGGGCATCGGCCTGCTCTGGGGCGGGGCCGAGATATTGGAGCGCGCAGGATATCCCCGAGCTGCTCGGGTGCTCGTTGACTCCGCGCTGTCCTCCGAGCAATGGAACATCGAAGACAACGTGCTCGTGGCCGACGGCAAGCATCGGCGTATCGATGCGATCCCGATCGTACTCACCTGGAGGTGGTAGGTCCCAGTGCGGAATGCGGAGTTCGGAATGCGGAATAAAAGGAGACACAAAAAATGGTAGCTGAGGCATATACCAAAGAGGACGCCGACGCGGTCCTCAAAGAGATCTCCGGCCTGAGCCGCGCGGCGCGGGAATATGTCGAGCATATCCTGGGCAACGGACTCATGCGCATCCAGCAGGCGTCAACGATCAATCCCGGCCGCGTGGGGGATGAGATAGACCGGATCGTGAAGGAACTGACGACCGCGGGGTTTTGGGAACTGCGCAGGTTGAGGGGCATATAGATGAAGAGCAGGGATAAAAGAAGACGAAGGACAAAGGAGCTGCGGCGGGGGAATGCCCCCTTGCCTCAGTCCTCTCCCTCAAGGGGCGAGGATGGTTACGGCCAGCAGAATACCAACGGCAAGCGTACATGCAAGTGGGACCAGCGGCTGCTCGATATCAGCGTGTGCATCGTGCGGCAGCACCGAAGCAGCCGGACGTGCTTCGGATGTCAATGGCTCAGGAAGCAGTAAAAACAAGGAGGACAATGATGAAACTCTATGACGCAGTTTTGAAAGGCCCGCCCCAATGGACCCGGATAATTTTCTGGACGCTCATCATCCTGATCGCCGGGATCCAGATCGGCATGTACAAGGGAAAGCTCCTGGCGATCAATGAATCCATCGGGCAGGTGCTCCAGGTCAAGGACCGGGAGATCCAGAAGCTCAAAGAGGACATTTATGTAGAGCGCGCGAAGCTCAAGATCGTTCTCTGCGAGAGTGACGGCAAGCACGACAACGTCTGGGGCGACGGCGGAAAGTCATACGGCATTTGTCAGTTTCAGAAACCCACATTCATCTGGATGCGCGAGCTGGCCGGGCGGCCCGATCTCCGATGGACGATCCGGGACGATCAACTGGCGCTCCTGGACTGGGCGCTGCGGAACGGGTATGGGAAGTACTGGACGTGTTTCGGAAAGGCACGAGGGACGAAGGACGAAGGACGATGGACGAGAGAAGCAAAAGCCGGGAAGGAGGTGAAGCGATGAAGCTGAAAGACGCGATGCTCTGCATGGACTGCGACGAGATCGGCCTCGAGGCCACGCACTGCATGGTTTGCGGGTCCCGCGTGGTGACGCCGCTGGCCCGGTGGGTCCCGCCCAAGGACACGGTCCGGATCCAGGGCATCATGGACTAAGGCGCTCGATATGGCAGGCAAGGCGATGACGAAATGATCGCCATAGCGTTCGGATGGACCGTGTATTTATTCGCATAACGCTGAGCTGTGGGGCGCGTCCCCCAGCGGCCCCACGAGCGTTTGGTTAGAAATGAATTTTGCGCATCGTGCGAAGCACGATAAGGGGTAGACCTTGAATGAATTATCTCTCTTCACAGGAGCAGGAGGCGGCGTACTTGGAACAACACTCCTTGGATGGAAGCACCGGGGATATGTCGAATGGGACAGTTATTGTCAACGAGTCATCCGACAACGAATCCTCGACGGAATCCTTGACGAAGCCCCGATCTTCTGCGATGTCCGAGCATTCATCAGTGAAGGGTACGCCGCAAGTTATACGGGAATGGTTGATGTCATTACCGCAGGATTCCCCTGCCAACCATTCAGCGTCGCCGGAAAACGAAAAGGCGTTGACGACGAAAGAAACATGTGGCCAGCGACAGCAGACGTTATTCGGATTGTCCGGCCTCGATTCGTTCTGCTTGAAAACGTGCCCGGAATACGCGAGTACCTGCCCGTGGTCATCCGAGACCTGCGGCGACTTGGTTACTCCGTTCGCAGACCCCTCATCCTTGGGGCTGGAGATTGCGGGGCGCCGCACAAGCGAGACCGAATCTGGATTGTGGCTCGGGACACCGAGAGCAACGCAGGCGATCAGGTCGGAACGGTTTGGCAAGGGCAGGACTCCATCACCGGAAGAGTTTGTGCAACAGTTCCCGACGCCGAAGGCAACGGAACACAAGGGGGGATTTTCGAGCCACGGAGGAACGCCGAGTCTCGGGTGCATGGCGACACACGGAATGTGGCCGACACCGAGAGCGGGGAAGACCACGGACGAGAACGAAGAAACATGGATGAAGCGGTACAACGAGGGCAAGGTGAGCACGCCGCCCTTGACTCTGGCCGTGAAGATGTGGCCCACTCCGACAGTGCAGGATGCGAAGAACAACGGGGCACCATCACAGATGGAACGCAACACGAAGCCCCTGAATGCCGAGGTTGGTGGATCGTTGAACCCGACGTGGGTAGAGTGGCTAATGGGGTGGCCTCTCGGGTGGACAGACTTAAAGCCATTGGCAATGGACAAGTTCCGCGAGTGGTTGCGGCAGCATGGGAGATTTTAGCGCGAAATTGATTTCTAACGCGCGGATGAGTCGCGCAGCGAAGCGGAGTCGATCTCGATCCGCTGGTTAGGCTGCACGGGGAAACGGGAGGAGGTGACGGTATGGGAATGAAAAACAAACTGATTGATCTGAACGATCATTTGTTCGCTCAGATGGAACGCCTATCGGATGAATCGCTAACGGGCGAGAAGCTGAAGGAGGAGATCGACAGGGCAAAGGCCGTGGGAGGCATCGCCACGCATATCATCGGGAACGCGCAGCTTGCCCTGGATGCACAGGTAGCGATCAATGATGGCCTTATTAAACGGCCGCCTGCAATGTTGGGGATCACACATGAGCACGACGAAGACAAAAAACCTAAAAAGGTACACTGATAAGCAGCTTGAATTTCTGCGTGCCGGCTATGCGAGGATGCCGATTTGCAAACTCCTGCCGGCATTCAACAGGAAGTTCGGTTTATCCAAGACCGCCGATCAACTTCGGTCCACATTCAAGAACCATGGGATCACGTGCGGCCGAAAAGGCAAAGATCGGATTCATCCGGGCGCGCGATTGTATACACCTGCACAGGTGCGGTTTCTACGGTCCAATTATGCGGGTCGAAACGTGGAGAATCTGACCAAGCTTTTCAATCAGCGATTCAGGGCCAATAAGACGCGCGGACAGATCAAGACCTTTGTCCATAATCGCGGCATCACCTGCGGGCGCAGCGGCCACTTTGAAAAAGGCAACAGGCCATGGAACACTGGAACAAAAGGGCTGTGCAAGCGAAACTCCGGATGCTTTAACAAAGGAAACATGCCGGGAAACACCAGACTACTCGGCTCGGAAAGGATCTGCTCTAAGGACGGGTTTATTCTGATAAAGATAGCGGAGCGCAATCCGTATACCGGGGCACCCACACGATACAAGCACAAGCACGTTTTCTTATGGGAACAGGCGCATGGACCCGTGCCGGCTGGTAAGGTGGTGGCATTCAAAGACGCAGACCAGACGCACTGTGTTATCGAAAACCTGATGCTGATTTCGCGGGCGGTATTGCTTCGGCTCAACTGGAAACAATATAAAAAAATGCCGGCAGAGTTGAAGCCGAGCATATTAGCGTTGGCGAAGCTGGAAACAAAGACGGCTGCTCTGTCAAAAAGGTACGACGAAAAGGAGAATGGATAAATGGCAACCATGCAGGACATAGAAAAACAGACACGGGAATTCGCCAAGGCGAAGCGCGAGCTCAACGACATCATGGCGGAGATCGCCACGGAGACGGAGGTGCTCAAGAAAAAGTACCTCCCGCGGATCCGCTCGGTGATGAATCAGGTTACGGCGCGGCACGGGGACCTCTATCGGGAGATCGCGGAGAACCCGGCGCTCTTCGATAAGCCCCGGACGCAGACCTTCGACGGCGTGCGGGTCGGCCTCAGCAAGGGCAAGGGCACGCTCCAGATCGAGGACCCGGAGCTCACGATCAAGCTCATCAGGAAGCACCTGGCCGAGCAGGCGGATATCCTGATCAGGAGCTTCGAGGAGCCGGCAAAGGCCGCGATCAAGAAGCTCGATGAAGCGCTCATGAAAAAGATCGGCTGCTCCATCGAGGGCAAGGAGGACCGGGTCCTCATCGAGGAAACGGATACGCAGATCAATAAGATCCTCGGTTCGCTGCTCAAATTCCAGGTCGAGGAGCTTTCCGAGGAGTACCGGGAGGAGGCGGCATGAAACTGACGAGCGACCATAAAAAGGCAATGGCCAGCGTGAAGAACGGCGGTGATGTCTTCTCATACGAGACGGGCCGCCTGCTTCGGCAGGTCGAGGAGTGCCATCCCGAACTGATAACGATCGGACCGGCAAGGAGCGACATTCCGGGCGAACAGCAGCAGCCGTACTTTGGGGCCAGATTGACCGCGGCCGGCTGCAGGGCGATCCAGGAGGCCGCATAATGAGCAACGGCAAAGTAGTCACCATGGACGAAGCCAGGGCCGAGCAATGCCACAACGCGATAGCGGCAGTGCTCGAAAAATATCAGTGTAACCTGGTGACGGAGCAGCGCGTCATCAACGGGATCTGCATGGAGACCCGGATCTATTCCGTACCGAGGAAACCGAAACTGCAGCAGTAAAGGAGGCGGCATCATGAAAATGGGAGACGTTAATAAGGTCCAGGATGCGGGATTCCGAGTGTTTAAGGTGGAATATCAGAAACACCGAATCATGGAGAACTCCGGCCATGGTTCCTGGAAGATGTACAGCACATACGGCTCCATGGCCGCCACGCAACGCGCCTGGAAGAAACTCATGGAAGACCCGAAGAACATCGGGGATTGAGGGCATGACCTTCGACATCGACAAGACGCCGGAGACCCAGGCGGAGATAGATCAGGTCCGCGAAATTCTATGGGCTCAGGCCTGGGAAGTGATGTCCTGCAAAACAAGGGTCACCTGCCCTTGCGGTTTTAAGACGACAATGAACTATGCCTACAGGTGCTTTTACTGCGGCGTTTATTTCTGCCGGAAGTGCGCTGAAAGGCATTTTAAAAAGGAGGTGAAACAGATGGACGAACCGATAGATCGTAAATTCACGTTCTGCGCCACGTGCACAGAACATAGCCACGAGCACAGCCATATGGACGCGATGGTATTCCTGGCGAAGGATAAGGCGCTGCCGGCGACGCTGAATTACTACAAGGTCGCATGTGAGGCACGCGGGGCGAAGCCGGAACAGATCAAGGGCATCGAACTGTTGATCCAGCGGGTGTTGCGATACCAGGAGGGGCATCCGGAGCTGATCAAAGTCGCGGATGTGGATATCCCGGATGTGGCGGGGATACTGGATGAGAACGAAAAGCTTTGAACCGCGGAGACGCAGAGGCGCGGAGAAATTTAAAATCGATAGGAGGTCACATGCACTACAAAAATGGCAGAGAAGCAAAGAACGGGGACAAGGTTATTTTGATTCCCACGTATGGCCCACCGGTCGCGGGGATCCTCTACGATGCCACGCCGGGCAACGATCACTGCAACGGAAGGATCGCCATCACATCCGCGAATGACCCGTGCCCGAATCTTAAGGAGTGCCTGCATGCTGATGATGTCAAGGCGGCAGACGTACCGGACATAACAAAGACGGTCTAAAGGCCGAAACGGGCGCGCATGGGAATGCTCAAATACTGATAGAGCGGCGTTTAAACGCCTTGTGAACCATGCAGCCCGTTGATCCGTCACGCGGATCCTGATGATGGCCATGATTAAAAAAGATGCGCTGGGACGATGTTCATATGTCTGGGGAAAATGCACGGAAGCCGAGTGCTGTCGCTATTGCAGCGTTCCAATGTATTGCGACATGGTCTGCTTCAGTTGCCCGCTGGGGTACGATCCGCTTACCATCGTTCCCGAAAAACCGCTAAGGCTGATAAGCGATGAACGAACAGACTAAAATAGATTTCACCGATCGGAAGGCGCCGATCTTGACCGATGAAGAACGGCGGGTGTGGCTGCATCTCGAGTTCCGGCGCGGCAAAAAAGAGGCAATCCTCGGGCCGGTGCTCTCGAGGATCACCGAGATCGATTACGACACCGTCCGGGCGATCATCTCGCATCTCGTGAACTTCCACGGCTACCTGATCGCCTCTTGCTCGCGCGGGTACTACGTGCCGGTGACGCCCGAGGAGATCGCCGCCGCGACCAGATCGCTCAGACATCGGGGGATCATGATCCTGAGGCGGGCGGCCAGGCTGCAGAACAGCAGCCTGGAGGATGTGTTCGGTCAGGGCGTACTCGAGTACCGCAAGGAGGGCAACGATGCCGCGTAAGAAAATCCTCATCACGGACAAAAAGAAGTACCTCGACTTTGTCTACCTCGCGGAGGAGGAGTATGCACTGCTCTGCGCGCTGATCGGAAAGGAAGAGACTGATCATTGGATGGAGGAGCTGAACGGGGCGCTCGGACAGCATGGCTACAAATACGAGAGCCACTACTGGACGATCAGGAACTGGGCGAGGAAAAAATCAATGCGGAATGCGGAGTGCGGAATGCGGAGTAAAGGCAAGGGTGATGCAGAACGGGCGGCGGAGATCGTGATAGAGGCGCTGAAGGACCCGCGCTATCGCAGTATGCCGGAGTTCACGAACAGCGCGCACCAGGCGGCGTATACGGCGCTGGCCAGGATGGGGCTCTCCTGGCCGGAGCTGAAGCGGCGGATCGGCGTCGAAGGGCCGGAACCGCTGGACGAATTTAAGGCGCAGTTTTTGAAAGGATATAAGTAAACCACAGCCCGCCACTAAGACACAAAGACACGAAGAATTGCCTTGCTTTTCTTAGAGCCTTAGTGTCTTCGTGGCAAGATTGGGAGTGCGGAATGAGTATCACAGACGGGATCATGGCCGCTCTTTTTGTTGGAACAGCATCTTATTGGATAACCGCCTCGGTGAAGCTTTTCAAAAACACTCGAAGGGCGAGGGTGAAACGGGACCCCGAGAGCGCGGAGATCTGGCGCCGCCTCGAGGCGGCGCAGACAAGGGCTTGTTGTAAAGCCGTGAGGATGGCCCGAGACGAATGGGACATAGCCTGGCTGGATGTATCGTTCGAGAAGCGAACGGTGCAGCGGGTGCAACTTAATTACTGTCCGGAGTGCGGGAAGAAATTATAAAACCACAGACGCCACACCCTGCACTCGCGCGAGGCACTCGTAAGCGCTGGGTGCAGGCAAAGACACCAAGACACAAAGAACTGCCTCGCTTTTCTTGGAGCCTTCGTGCCTTCGTGGCAGGACCTTGGTTTGGAGTCGGAGGGACACGGTGAGCAAAAACAGCATATCGGAACGGCAGCAGGTGCGGGAGAAGCTGGACTGGATCCTCGACATGAAGCGTAAGGACGTTGACGCCATCATGCGGACGGAGCTGAACCGGGAAGACCCCTCGATGAAGATGGTCTATGAAGACCTTGGGGTCGAATACTGCATCGGTCTCTGGCGGACGATGAAAAGCATGCAGCTCTACATCAGCGAGACGCGGCTGAACAATTTGCGCCGGCTGTATGTCCGGCAGAATTTCAATGTCACGAACCCGCTGGGGAGCGCGAAGGAGCTGGCGGTGCGGCTGGGCGTGTCGGAGAAGTTTATCTATGAAGCGCTCAGTGATGAATCGAAAAGCGATCCACGACAGATCGATGCTTTTGAGGAAAAACGATGATAAAGCAGTTGACGGCCCCGAGGACGCTGTGCTATATTAAAAGCGTCGAAACAAACGTAGGGGGCTGTCCTGTGTCTTCGCGTCACGGATGCGGAGAGGAGGGTGGTCTCTATTCAGGTGCGACAGCGCACCGAGTGTCCTTGCATCGTAAGGTGCAGGGCAGTTCCCCTACGAACTGCGACAACGCTCGGTGCGCTTTTTTTGTGTCCGCGCGTGTCGAAAACGTAGGGAGGGCTGTCATGTCTACATTATGGTATCTGCCACAAGACCGCCGCGATGCGGCGGACTGCATCGAGAACACCGCAACCGTCATTTCCTTCATTGCCGAGAGCATCGCCTTTTCCAACGAAAAAGAATACCACCTATCCGAGATCAGCTCCGCAGGGCTCTGCAACATTCTCAGGCTCATCGAGGGCGTGCTCGAAGACTGCAATGAAAAGCTATTGAAGGAGGTGCATCATGGGTAATCCGGATATTTTAAAAGCAGGTGGAAAAGGCAGGGGCCGCAGTGAATTAATAGCAGCGCTCAAGGGTAAAAAGATGTCTCGGGGCCAGGCGATTAAGGCGAAGTGCTACGAATGCATGCTGGGTTACGCTGACGGAACGATGGATTGTATGGTTCCGCATTGTCCGCTCTATTATTATATGCCCTATCGGGACAAAAACGCTGCGCGTATACCTATCGTCGGCAAGCACCATATCGTCCATGGCGGAAAGCTTGCAAAAGGGCAAATGGAATTACGGACACATGTTCTCGAAGGATATAATCTACAGCCAGCCGAGGCCGTGCTGGCCAAGTGTTATGATTGCATGGGTGGTTACGTCGACGGGAAGTGCGACTGCGCCATCAACGATTGTCCGCTGTATCCATGGATGCAGTACAAGGACATCATCTATCCGCATGAAGGTGCGGCGGAGGAACTGGATCCCGGATCAAGCCCGCCCACCCTCACCCCGCCCTCTCCCTGAAGGCGAGGGAGTAAATGACAAAGCCCCTTCTCAAAGCATCGAGAAGGGGCTTTTTATTGCCTCTTAAAGAGGTATTCCATGAGCTTTAATTTGATCTCGCCGATGTCTCTGGCGGTGAGGGTGCGGACGGGGCGGGCGGGGATGCCGCGTTTGGTGCCGAGTTCGTTATACACGGCGATCAGGTAGTTGCTGCCCACCCTGGCGGCATGCGGGGCAAAGGCGGACACCCAGGAGTTGTGGGTCTTGCCGCTGACGTGAAGCAGTTTCCCCGGCCAGTGGCCCTTCTTCTCCCGCGCACGGATCGTCGCGGGCGCGAGCGCGGGCCAGCGGGGGCGGCCTTCCATCTCGAAAGTGTTCTCCACGGCATGGTGCATGATCCCGGCGATCTCTTTCATCACCGGGGTCATGTCGTCGAGCTTCGCCTCGAGTTGATGGAGGAGCTGGCGGACTTCCTGGTCTATGATTCTGATGGATTCAGTCATGATAAAACCACACCGAAAAGCGAAATCATTTATCCGCAGATTACACAGATTACACAGATTAAAGATTTAAACTCGGGTTTTAAAAATCTGCGTCAATCGGCGAAATCTGCGGATCAAAACAGTTTTGCAATGTCCTTATCGTACTGCTTCAAGTCCGGCTGCCAGCCGGTCATGCCGGGGTTGTAGGACCAGCCGGGGTCAGGCGAGATCTTCATTCCCGTTTGCGGGTCCGTGTAGACGGCGACTTTGTCCATCAGGCCCGACGTCTTAGACACCAGCGCGTCCTTCTCGCTCAGCGTCCCGTCGCTCGTCTCAATGGTGATGCCTCGTCTCTTCACATCGCGCTCCGACAGAGCGCGTACGCTGCAGCGTCAGCCCCAGCCGTTCGGCGGTCCGAAGGACGTCCAGAACGGATCGTCGAGCGGGAACACCTTGCCGTGGAGCGCCCGGTGCGCGGGCCGCGTGGCCGCGTCGAGCACGGCCAGGTACATGCCGTAGGGCCGGTCCGCGGCGTTGTCCTCGAAAAATTTCCATCGCGCGGCGGCATAGCCGGTCTGAAAATTTGTGTTATAGATCGTGGAAAGCCGCCAGGGCGAGCCGAGCTGTACGGTAGCAGCTCCGGTCTCGTCGCCGATCGTGGACTTGCCCCACCAGCCGAGCGCTTTGAGTTTCGGCTCCAGCTCTTTCCGAAACGTATCGAGCGTGATCCCCTCGTCAAAAACTTTCTGCATCTCATCCCTGATCGTCTGGAGCACATCCAGGCGCATGGCCTTGGCCACGGTGAACGCGAGCGTGTGCGCTTCCTGCCAGACGTCGTACCAGTCCCAGGAGAAGGCGTAGCCCTTGCTCTTGAAATATTCGACGACCTGCTCGGGGGGGAGGCCGAGGGCGTAGAGGAGATCGATGTTGTCGCCCCTCGCGGCGAACGAGTGCGGAGTGCGGAGTGCGGAGTGCGGAGTGAACCCACCCTCACCCCGGCCCTCTCCCTGAAGGAGAGGGAGGCGGGGAGCGCCGCAGCCGGGACAGCACCGGCCCCTTTTGAGAAGCGCGAGGCGATTTTTGAGAACGAGGTTCATCAGCTCACCTTGGAAAGATTTTTGACGAGATATTCATACTCGTCCGCGCCGTTCTTGTCCGTGCCATAGGTCCACTTCACGGTCACGATGCGTCTCTCCGAGGGTTTTGGGGACGACAGAATCCTGTTCTCGTTCGCCGTGATCGTGATGTCCGGCGGGGTAAAGGCCGTTTCGGCCTTGATACTCGTTCCGCTCTCGTCATCTATCTGGTACGTGGCCGCCGTGGGCGTGACCGGTGCGCCGGTTTCATCCTTGAACGTGCAGGTGAGCACCGAGGTGTTTTTTTCTCTCACGACGATCATATGGTTTCTCCCGGAAGCGTGAAGATGGCTGTGGGCTGTTTTACGGCCACGGACAGCGCCGGCTGTTTTATGTCTTCGAACAACGCGGACGGCTGCCGCATCTGCGAGAACGATACGGTGATCGAATCAGGGTCCGCCCCGCCGGACCAGGTGAGCGCCGCGGCCTGGCCGACAAGCGCGAACGCGCCCGCCTCCGCGGAAAGGACGGCATGCGCCTGATACGTCAGGGTGGCGACAGACCCCTCTTCCGAAAAAAAACCGGCATCGCACGCCAGGATGTACGCGCCCAACGGCGTATAGGTAAGCGTGATGTCCATACCCTCTGAATCGAAAAAGCCCTCATCCGCGATGATTTTATAGGATGCCCTGAGAGACGCGGATATTCCGGTCTCGGTAAATCCCCCAGCGATCGCAAAGAGCCTATGCCCGACCGTGAAGAGAGCATCCATGCCGGTCGCGGCAAAACTGCCGGAATCAGCATCCGCCATACGTCCGGCCTTGAGCGCGGCATTCATACCGCTCAAGGCAAAAGAGCCTGACCAGCCCTCCATGTGTGCAGACGGAGGATGTAAATGAGCATCGGTTCCAATGAGCGAAATAGCTCCTGAGTCGGCGATCACCTTGCAGCCTTTTTTGAGCGAGGCTGCAACGCCGGTCTCCGCGAAGCTCCCGCCATCACACGCGAGCGTGCGCCCTCTCGAAAGGGTCGCGGCTGTCCCTGTCGCGGCAAAGCTGCCTGAATCAGCAACGACCTTTCGGCCGGCTTCGAGGTTTGCCGCTGTTCCGGTTTCTGCAAAGGAACCGGAGTCACAGACAAGAGAATACGCAACAACTTTTATAGCCGTGATGCTCGGCGTGGAGGTATAGCTGTCAAGAACCGTTCCATCATCCCGGACAACTTTGATTTCTATTACATCGTTGTTCGCCACGTCCGCGCCGACGATCTGGAAACAGCCCTCGACCTCGGTCTCGTCGTTTCCGGCGAAGTCGGCAACGGCCCCGGTCGCGCCGTTCTCGTCCATGCCGTCGTTGTCGGTGATGAACGTCCCGGCCCCGATGCGCTGGACGCAATCCACGCCGTCGGTGAAATTCGGCGAGAGCACGGACTTTACCACCGACGAGGTCGTGGTGATGTCCGTCCATGACCCGGCGTTCAGCCTGTACTGAAACTTGAATCCTTCATTCGTTACCGATCCGCCCGCGGTCTCCTGCACGACAAAGCGGCAACGGAAGTTCTCGTCAACATTGAGAGATGTGTTTTGGTTCGCCGCGACCTTCCACGTGGCCGTTGCTTCATCGCCGTCATCGTTGCGCAGGCGGAAAGAGTCTTGATCGAAGGCGGGCAAGACTTCCCGGACCCTGATGAAAGAGCCGCCGCCGGTCTGCGCTACGGATAGCGTCCATCCGCCGACAGGCGCCGCGCTTGCGTTGCCCGCCGTGCAGAGAGCGGTAGACGCGGACGCCTCGCAGTCCAGGCCGGTGCTGCTGCTGCCCTCAGTCGCGTAGTTCTCCGTGACCGTTCCTATCGTGGCCCCGGTCGCCGACATCGTCGGAGTTCCAAACGTCGTGTTGTTGCCTGGGGCGAATGTGTAGTGAACAAGCGCATCCCCCGTCGTAATGCCGGGGTTCGCATCCATCGTCGCACTGTATCCGGTCCCGCTGGTGTTGTCGTAACCCTTACAGGCAACCGGGGGAAGAATAGAGTACCCAGCCGTGGGGCGGTATCGTGTGGCACAGCCGAGTGCGGTGTTGCCCGACGTGATCGAGACAGTGACGTTGCCGTCACCGGACTGCCACTTTCTCCTGAAGGAGGCCCAGCACACCGACCCGACATCCGTCCCGTTTGCCACTGTCCCGTTCGAGCCGTTCGAGCCAGGGACAAGCTCCCAGCCGGCGGGCGTGTTAATCACGGCATTGTACGGCTTCGCGCCGACAAAGATCGTATGCCAATCGCCCGCCGCCGGACTGGCCGGGAGCGCCATGATCACCGACGTCGCGCCGGAGGACCACGCGCCGCCTGTTGTTACGATGGACATTTGTGCGCTCCTACGAGAACTTCCTCAGCGCATAGAGATAGTCGCCCTGCGCCACGACTTGATTGTTCGCCTTGTCGTAGAGCGCCTTGAACGCCGCGAAGCAGGCGGCAAGCTCTGCGACCTGCGTCTCGGTCTTGCCGAGCGCCGTTGCTATTGCCAGGTTGGTCCTGCCGGCCTGGAAGCTCAGCCACTCGTTGTATTGTTCATTGCCGATGATGAGCGCTGTGTTGAGATTGGCGGCCTGGTTCGACGCGATTCTGCTCAGGTCGGCCCACGCCATATCGTCGTTGTACATTTATGCCTCCTCCAGTGGTTCAAGCCGTTCGTAAGCATCGAGCGCGGCCTCGTACCGCTCCTCGGATTCCGCGCTCGGCTTGGGGTTATGCCGCGCCGCAATGACCATGCCGGCCAGCCGAAGTCTCGGCTCTTCGACGGCGACGATCTTGTCACGGACGGCCTGAAGCTTTGCCCGTGTCCGATCGTGCTCGTCAATCAGCAACGCTTCCTCCGCCCTGAGAGGTTTGAGGCTCTTTAGAATAGCCTCTTTTTCTTTTACCGCCCGTGCGTATAATTTGAATATCGACATCTCACGCCTCCTTGGATTTGAGCATATTCGACAGATCGGCTATCATTCGATAGTGTCTCCTGCCGCACACGCGGCACTGCTTCACCGTGCTGCCGGGCTTCGCGTCCGGCGGCGTGGCCCCCACAAGGTTTTCCGGCTTCTGGCAGCACTCGTGTATTTTCCCGTTCACAAACGTCCTGTCCATACTACGTTACCTGGACGACCGACGTGCCGAAATCCACGGTGAACGTTTCTCCGTCGTTGCAGGAGATCGCGGAGCCGTAATCCCACCAGCCGATGAGCGCGTCCGCGGGGGCCGTGGCGGTGTCGTTGTAGACGGGCACAAAGCGGAAGGGGCCGAACGCGCCGCCCGCCGCCGTGAACACCACATCAACGCCCGTCATCGACGCGACGCCCGCCGCCTCCGACACGTCGTTCTGGATATCTGTTCCGCCGGCGGGATAACCGAACTGCGCGGTAATCTCCACCATATCCGCCTTCACCGTATCGGCGGCCAACGGCTGCTCGTTGGTGAGAAAAACTTTCACCATGTCACCCGCCGCGTGAAGATGATGGACACCTTTCATTAACTGCTCTACGAAATCCTGAAATTTATTGAACGTGGCCATAGATCACTCCTCCTTTTAAAATAAGAACCGGCCCTGCCACAAAGGCTCTAAGAAAAGCAAGACAGTTCTTCGCGTCTTAGCGCCTTCGTGGCGTCATTGGTTCTTCGCGTTGATCCTTCCCCACATCTCGCTCACGAAGATCGCCCGGGCCAGCATCTCTTCGATCGAGGTTGAATCCATCTTCGGATATGCCTCGACGAGGTTCTTCATGATCTCTTCATACGAAGAGCCGGAATTAATCAGGTCTATAACGGGCTTTAAAACCCCTTCCATCTGCTTTTGAAGTTCGGCGGGATCGAGATTGGCGAGGGCGTCGTCGATGGCCGCTTGGGACGCATCCGCAGATTGCGCAGATTTCGCAGAGAACTGCGCACCCCTCACCCCACCCTCTCCCCCAAGGGGCGAGGGAGCAGGAGGCGCCGGCGGCGGATCGATGACATCGATGTCTTCTTCCTCGAAGCCGTAGGTCTTCATGAAATACGGCTTCTTGAACAGGACCTGCTTCGTGTCCGCGAGGTTCTTGTCCCGCGTGGATTGATCGAGGTCCACGTCTTCTTCTTCGTAGAGATAGAACCGCGGCCGCTCGCCGCGCTCGGCGAATTTGTATTCCGCGGTCCAGTCGATCAGCGTGTTAAAGCACTCCTCCACGATCTTCGTATCGCCGTCCACGATGTCGTCGCGCACGCCCACGGCCTGGTCCTCGCCGCCCAGCTTCCCCGGGGTGGACAGAGCGCCGCCGCTGTGCCCCAGGAGCGCCACGGAGATCTCGCTCTTGCACGCGGTGATCAGCTTGTCGTAGAGATCGGCCGATCCCGTGATCTTCGTCTCGGGTATTTCCACGCTGGCGTCGTCGGGGATCACGGCGATCGCGTCCGTGATCATCAGCTCCAGCATGTCGGCAAAAGCCTCGGTCTCATCCTTCGATGTTCCGCGCGGCTGCTTGCCGACGATAAAGGGCATGCCGAACTTTTCCGTGAAGGTGACCCAGAACTTGAAGCCGCCCTTCCGAAACGTCACGGGCCAGAAGCACGTGGAGAGGATCGGGAACCCGTAGGGGTTCTCGTAGTCCGCGTCGTTGCGCGCGAGGATGAACTTTTTCTCGGGCAGCTCCTCGCCCAGCGACCAATTCGATTTCGTGCGAAAGCGAAAGTTGTTGCTCTCATCGAACAGGAACCAGTGCGGCGGCTTGGCGACAACGTCGGCGGGCGTGTAGTCCGCGTTCCACATCACCTCCATGGGCTGGTAACCGTAGAGCGGGGCGTTCAGCATCTGGCCGATGATCCGGTCCACGGGCAACGCTTTGATCGCGTCGGTGAGAAATTTCGCCTGGCGGGATTTTGCCTTGCCCCGGTCGATCTCCCAGAGGAGCTTCTTTGTGCCCGCCTTGCGCGAGGTAATGCAGCCGTGCACGATCGGGTCGGACCGCAGCTCTTTGTAGATGGTGATGTCCTTGCCCATCTTCTTGAGGACCGGGTCCGGGTTCGGGAGCTGCATGCCGATGGAGTAAAAGTCGATCGACCGCTGCCGCGTGGCGATCTCTTCAGAGAGAGACCGGGTCTTGTCCACGGCTGCGAAGGATCGGAATTCGGTGGGTGAGACATAGAGACCTTTTCTGCTCATACGGACCCCTCAAAGTGTTGCTTTTTTGCAACAGAATGCCAATATCATCATTTCCAAGTGCCAAATCAGTCAGAGACCTGCCCTAAAAATCGATTCTACGCTTTTAATCGTGCCACTATTTTATAGCGTGGGGCACATAACACCCGCCGGGAGGGGTACGGTAGCCTCCCGGGGGGGATATAAGCCCGGGCAGGGCATTGGGATGCCCGCCAGACGATCAATCGTATCCCTTCATCAGCGCCACCGTCGCCCTCTTCATCCGGGACACGATATTGACCGGGCCGGAATATTTGCTCCTCGCCTGGACGCACAGGGCCTTGGCCCAGAACGCATCGGCGTGTCCGATCTGTTCGGTGCGGTCCGCGTCGAACCGGTGATGGCCGGTGTCGGTCGTTGTCTTCTTCACGGAGTGCAGGCTCTGGCGGATCCGCTGATCGGCCGGGATCCTGTCCTTCCGGTCCTCGAAGCTTTTCTTGATGCCCGTGGCGAGGACCTCTTTGTTCGCATTGCTGAAGTCGATGCCCTCGACGCGGCTCGCGCCCTTGAGTTCGATCGCGCGTTCGGAGATCTGTTCGCCGATGCCGGTCTTGTCGATGCAGGCCCGCCGGAATTTGCGGATATCCATCAGCGCAAAGAGAACATTCTGCTGAACGCCGAATGGCTGTTTCTTCAGTTCTATCTCCGCGCGCGTCCAGTACAGCCCGTCAACTTCTTCATCGAGCCAGATCACCGAGAAGTCGCGATGCCGTGCAACGTCGAAGCCGATATACAGATCATTTGTAAACGGGACCTCCGTTTGCAGCCAGTCGGGCTTGAATGCCGGCGGGCTTTTTTCTTCCTTGTGCGCGGCATGGTGAATGATCGCCTCGTCCAGCAGCCGCTCCACCCATGAAGGCTCCGCGAGTATCTTCACATCCTCCACGCCTTCGATCAGATCGTACGTGAGCCAGGCAGTGGTCTCGTCCAGAAACTCGACGAGCGCCTCCTGGTGCCAGGCCTCATCGTCGTTCAACGCCTCGCGCAGCGTCTCGGGATCGGACGGGTTGCCTTCTTCATCCTTCAGCTCCAGGCCCATGTCAACGGCCTGGTAGATCGTGATCGTATGCTTGGACCAGCCGCCCTTCTCGCCGACGTAGTTGTGCTCCTTGCCGTCGAACATCTGGAGCGTCTTCGCGGTCCACTGTTCATAGAAGCGGTTCTTCTTTCCCTGCGGCGTGGAGATGATCCGGATCTTGTAACCGCGCGTGACGGTGAAGAAGAGCGCCTTCCAGATCTCGCGGCTGTCTTTGTGGAATGCGAATTCATCAAGAAGAATGTGCGCGCTGTGGCCTCTCGCGGTCGAAGGGTTCGCCGGCAGGCCGATGATCCGGCTGCCGTTCGGGAAGATGATCTCGAGTTGCTTGTACTCGGTCTTATCCTCGGCCTTGAACGTGTCGGCCATTTCGAGAATGGCCGCGTTGATCGCCCGCGCGTGGATCGCCGCGGTGCGCATCAACTCCTTGGACTGCCGCTCGCCGGCGGAGAGGAACACCCAGGTCGTGCCCGGGTTCTCGAAGCAATCGAGCACGGCTTCGAGCGAGGTGGAAAAAGACTTCCCGGTCTGGCGCGACCACTTGCCGATCTTGAAGCGCGATTTGTCCAGTACCCAGCGCTTCTGATACTCGGTGAGCTTGACGATGGGGTCGATGGTGGACTGCGACGTGAGGACGGCCGCCGGCTGCTGGTCCCCGGTCTTCATCACGCCCTTCGCCTTCGTCGGCGTCGGCATGGCCCACACCGGCACCGCGCCGACGATCAGGAGCAGCCCGGCGGAGAGCAGGAGCGTAAGGATCCAGCGGTTCATGTTTGATCTATTTGAGGCCATAGAGTGATTTGATATAGTCCAGCGTTTCCGGCGGCAGCGCCTTTTTCATCGCCTGCTGCTGGTCCGGCGAAAGGTCTTTGCTGAACAGGCTCGTGTCGCCGTATTTGTCCACGGCCGCGAACATCACGAGCATGCGTTTAAGATTTTTCTGCGTCGGGTTCGCCTTCGCCTCGTTGAAGACCTGCTGCGCGAGCTGGATGAGCTGGAGCTTCAGGTCCTGATGCTGGTCGAGAAACGCCTTCCGCTTGTCGTCCCATTCATACTGCTGCTTCCAGTTATAGAGCGTCTTGCGGCTGACCTTGTTCGCCAGGAGGCCCACGATCGCGTCGAGGCTGAGGCCTTCCTCCACGTAGCGCCGGCGCGCCTCGTCCATATAGATCGCCTGCTTAGCCATTGAGATCTCTCTCCATCGCGGCGATCTGCTTCTTCAGTTCGCACATCTCGTCCCAGAGCATCGACAGCGCCGCCCACTCGGCACGGCCCATGTTCATCCTGAGCGACGTGTGGTCCTGGGTGTAGGGGTCCAGGATGTTCCGGATCTCCGCGACGTGGCTCCGCGCCCGGAGGTTCATTTCCTCCAGCGTGCGTTTCTTGTCCGCGAGCTGCGCGCGGCGAAAGGTCAGTTCGCTACCCATTATTGTTTGCCTCCGGTCTCGATAGTTGTCGCCGTTCCAGGAGCGGACACATGACGGGCTGAGAGAGTTTTACTTCGAGGCGCGAGAGCGTGCCCGCGAGAAGACTGCTTTGTTCCTGCGAATCTTTCTGTATCTGGAGCAGCGTCTCGATGTGCTTGTCGTATTTCTCGAACGCCGTGGATGTGATCTTGTTCGACGCCTCCAGGTGCGCCGTCAGGAGCGATACGACCACCTCGTCGCCCTGTTTCGATTTCTTAAATTGATAGAGCCACACCGTGAACATGATTCCGCCGATGCCCCACTGGATCGCCATGGGCCAGATGTTTTTATACTCACCGCCTGCGTCCTGGGCGAGGACCGCCGGAGAAAACAGCGCCGGGGCAAGCAATAGAAAAAAAGCGAATGACAGCATGAGCAGCGACACGCGGCGGGAAATGATGGGCATCTTGGTTCTCCTTTACTCGTTCCTTGCGATCGCGGCATTCGCCCACATGACGGCCTGTTCCAGGTTCGTCATGGCCAGGGCTTTCTCGCGGGACGCAGGGCAGAACTTATCAATGACGTTCGCCAGCTCTTTCGCGCCGGCGCGGATGGTCTCATAGCGTGCCTGCTGGTCGCCCTTCGGCGGGTGATAACTGAAGTTGTTCTCGATCTTGTCTTTCTCCATGAGCGCCCTCCTTCGATTGACCACACTGCGACGCCCCCACCTTACGCGAGGTCGCCCCGGAACTCTCCTGAACGGTTCAGGAGAGAAGCTTTTTCAATTGGAGTAATCTTCGCACGTTGAACAAAACCGAAAGCGCGCCACTAAGACACAAAGGCACGAAGGAGAGCAAAACATGAACATTGAAACGTGGATCCCGTTCATGAGGCTCGGCAAACACACGGACTCGAAAGGCCGTCCCTTCGAGGCGGATGATGCCGTGCTGAACAAGATCATCGAGATGAACAAGGGCCGCGAGTATCCGCTCGCCATCGGGCACCCGAAAACGGATTCCCCGGCATACGGCTGGGCCGATACGATCAAGCGCGAGGGCGACATGCTCTACGCGAAATCGAAATCCATGGTCGCGGAATTCGCCGACTGGGTGAAGAAGGGCCTCTGGAAAACCATCTCCGTCGCGCTCAACCCGGACATGACGATCCGCCACATCGGGTTCCTGGGCGCTACGCCGCCGGCCATCGAAGGGTTGACCGCGGAATTCAAGGCGGATGACACCGGCATGATCATCGAGTTTTCCAAGCTTGAAAATCAAAATCAGAATAAGGAGGAAACGCACATGAAAAAGCTTTTGGCGCTGCTCGGGCTCACCGAGACAGCAACGGAAGACGACGCGATCGCCGCGGTGAACGGCATCAAAACCTCGGCAAGCGCCGTCTTCGCAAGCAAGGCCGTCCTCGACGCGCTCGAACTGAAGCCCGAGGCGACGGAGGCGGAGGTGGTCGGGCTGATCAAGACCTTCAGCCAGTCCCACGCCAAGGTCATCGATCTTCAGAAGGACAACGCGAAGCTGGAGAAGGCCATCCGCGACGGCGAGGCCGAGGACGTGGTCCGGTTCGCGCGGACCAAGGGCAAGATCACGCGCGAGCAGGAACCCTGGGCGCTGGAGTACGCGAAGAACGATATCGACGGCTTCCGGCTCTACGTCAATAAGGCCCCCGTGGTCCTCGATCCGGAGTTCACGGAAAGGGGCGGACATGCGTTCGTCTCTCCCGGCTCCGACGTGGACATGGACACCGTCCAGGCGATCGCGAGCAAGGCGATCGAGTTCCAGGCAGCGGCCGAGAAGAACGGCCGCACCGTCACCATCAGCGAGGCCGTGGGCGCGGTGATCAAGAAGAAACGGTAAAAAATCAGCTCATGGCTCATGGCTCATGGCTCATGGTTTAAAACTATCAGCTATCAGCTATAAACTATCAGCTATAACCGGAGGTTATACCATGTGGAATCCAGCACTCAAACAGTACATCGCCGAGACGGCCATCGCAGTGTACCGCATCGTGAAGTTCGGCTCGACCGATGACTACATGGTCCAGGCCGCGGGGGCCACGGACGGACTCATCGGCATCAGCGGCGGCATCGCCGCGATAATCGCCGAGCGTGTTGATGTTATCAAGAGCGGCATCGCCGACGTTGAATACGGCGGCGTGGTCACCCGCGGGGACCCGATTACCAGCGATGCCAACGGCAAGGCCGTGAAGGCGGTCGCGGGCCAGAACATCATCGGCTTCGCCGAGGCCTCGGGCGTCTCGGGCGATATCGGCTCATGCCTGATCAGCCCGCACGTCCTGGCAGCCGCCCAGGGAGCGGACGGCCTGACGGTGAAGGGCGTGCTGCGGGTCGATTATGACTTCGCCGTGCACGGCGGCGGGGTCGGCGCGATCCCGCTCGGCGTGATTCTGCCGAACAAGGCCGTCATTGCCAAGGCCTTCGGCGACATCATCAGCGCATTAAGCTCCACGGCCGGCACGGGCACCATCGCTCTCGGCTGCAATACGGCCAACGACCTGCTCCTGGCGGTGGATGCCGACACGCTCTCGGGCAGATTCGACCTGATCCCGGTCGGGACCGTGGCCACGATGGTCAAGGCGACCGCGGCGCGGGAGATCACGCTGACCGTAGGCACGAACGCGATCCTCGGCGGCAAGGCCGTGTTCTTCCTCGAGTACGTGATAAGCGACTAACCAGGCAAGGACGAACCGATGCCAAAAGTCATTGAACTGCAACAACAGCTTGAGACGCAGACAGCGGAGTTCGCCGCGGAGCGCGCAAAGCTCACGGCGGACCTCGCTGCCGAGCGCATAAATAATTCGCAGCGGGCGTTTTTCTCCGCCGAGGAGATGAAACGCAAGATCTCTCCGGCCGTGGAAATACGGATGCTCGCCATCATGGAGTTCATGGCAGGCACGGAGAGCTACGAGTTCTCCGCGCCGGATCCCGCGGACGAGACGAAGACCATCAAGGTCAAGCAGGCGCCGGTCGAGCTGTTCAAGGAATTCTGTCGTACATGCCTGCCGGACATCATCACGTTCGAGGAGCTGGCCACAAAGAAGAAGGCCACCGGCGGCAATAAGACCGACATGACGAACGCCCAGGACATAGCGGCAAAGGCGATCGAATTTCAGAATGCCGAAAAAGATGCAGGCAGGGTGATCACCATCACCGAGGCAGTGAACCACGTGACGAAGCAATGAACCAAGGTCTCGCCACTAAGGCACTTCGTGGCAAGATTTGAGGTTTAAGTTTTAAAACTTTCATAAGGAGGACATACCATGGGAACAGCACCGTTTCCGATTACCCCAGAAATGATGGCGATCACCATCGCGTACCGCAACCCGAAGTTGATCGCCGACGACGTGCTCCCGCGCGTGCCCGTCGGCACCCAGGAGTTCAAGTACCCCACCTACACCAAGGCCGACAGTTTCACCGTGCCCGACACCAAAGTCGGCCGGAAGTCGAAGCCGAACGAGGTCGAGTTCAGCGCCACGGAGACCACGGCCAAGTGCGACGACTACGCGCTCGATGATCCGGTACCCCAGGAGGACATCGACAACGCCGAGGCCGTCAGCCGGATGACCGGCAAGTCCTACGATCCCCTCGGCCGCGCCAACGAAGGCGTCACCGACCTCATCATGCTCGCCCGCGAGATCCGCAGTGCGGGCCTGGTGTTCACCGCCGCGAACTATCCCGCGGGCAACAAGGCCACGCTCTCCGGCACCACACAGTGGTCGGACTACGTGAACTCCGACCCCGCGAGCGCGATCATGACCGCCCTGGATGCCCTGATCTTCCGCCCGAACATCATGGTCCTCGGCCGCGCGGTCTACACCAAGCTCATCATGCATCCCAAGATCGTCGCGGCCATTTTCGGCAACAACCAGAGCTCCGGCATCGTGGCGCGGCAGCAGCTCGCCACCCTCTTCGAGCTGGACCAGATCCTCGTGGGAGAGGGCTGGGTCAACACCGCGAAAAAGGGCCAGACCCCGACGATCTCCCGCGTCTGGGGCAAGCACTGCTCGCTCCTGTATCGGGACCTCCGGGCCGACACCAGGGGCGGCACGTCGTTCGGCTACACGGCCCAGTGGGGCAACCGGATCGCCGGGGCCATGCCCGACGCCACGATCGGCATGCGCGGCGGACAACGGGTGCGCGTGGGCGAAAGCGTCAAGGAATTGATCACCGCCAGCGACCTCGGGTACATGTTCGAGAACGCGGTGGCGTAGCGCGGCGCAGCCGCGCAGCTCATAGCTCGTGGCTCATGGTAAAAAATAACCCCCAGAGAAGGGGCCGTGTCCGGTGCACAGGGCACGGCCCCGCGATTAAGGAGAATGCTATGCCCAAGTACAAAGTACGGGAAGGCGAGAACATCGTACATGACAACGAGCAGTACGGCCCGGGCGACGTGCTCACCTGCACCGAAAAGCAGGCCGCACTCCTGCGCGTGGATCCGGTGGAGGATGATAGCGGCCCGACCGCCAAAGAACTGGTCGAGCAGATCAAGACCATGACCGATATCGAGGAGCTGGGCAAGCTGTTTCAGGGAGAGACCCGCACCACGGTCAAGGACTCGCTCAAAGCCCGGATCAAGGAGTTGAAGGCTACGGAGAAGAAATAAAAGCATTTATCACAAAGGCACAAAGACAGAAAGAAGTTCTTAGTGCCTTCGTGGCGGAAGGGGTTCTATGCCGTATTCAACCGACGCGGATCTCACCAACGACGTGATCACCCCGGCCGAGCTCGTCCAGCTCACGGACGACGAGGGCCTGGGCAGCGTGAACGCGGCGCGCACCACGGCGGCCAGGGCAAAGATCGATGAGCTGATCGACGGGCACCTTCGCGGCGGAGGCTACACGCTTCCCCTGACATCAACGCCGCCGATGCTCAAGACGATCTCCATCGACGGCACGGTCTGCTATCTCTACGAGCGCCGGTTCAAGGCGCAGATGCCGGAGTCGATCCAGAAAAAGCTCGATGCAATCCTGAGGCTGCTGGCGAAGATACAAAAACGGGAGATCCTGATCGGCGCGGACGCCGCGGTGGAGGCGGCAGGCGGCAATTATCAGACGAACAAAACAGCGGATGACCGGAAGTTCACAAAAGATGTGCTCGACACGTATTAATAGGCCCTATGCGACTTATAGGACATATCGAAGGAGAACATCATGCAAGGCAAAGTAAAATGGTTCAACGATGCAAAAGGCTTCGGCTTCATCACCCTGGATAACGGCCAGGACGCATTCGTCCATTACTCCGCCATCGAGGGCGACGGGTTCAAGTCGCTCGCCGAGGGCGATGATATCGAGTGCGACATCGAGACAAAGCCCAAGGGCTTGCAGGCGATCAACGTGAGAAAAGTTTAAAACCACTCATGCCACAAAGACACTAAGACACGAAGAAAAGCTTTTGACCTTCTTAGAGCCTTCGTGCCTTCGTGGCAAAAAGGTTGCGATATGAAAATCCTGATCATACCCGGACACGGCGGCAAGGACCCCGGCGCGGTACACCCGGAGCTCTCGGACGAGACCAACGAAGAAGAGGATTTCAATCTCGACGTGGGCCTGGAGCTGGCCCGGATCCTGCGCGACCGCGGCCATGATGTGAGCCTGACTCGAGACCGGGACCTCTACGTGTCCCCGGTCGATCAGCTCGCCATGATACGCCGCATCAAACCAGACTGCGTGATCGCGATCCACTGCAACGCGAACAAGAATCCGGATGTGCACGGCATCGAGACGTTTTACCGGGATGCATATGATATCGAGCTTGCCGGCGCGGTGCATGAATCGCTCGTGGCGGTCACGGGGCATGCGGACCGGGGCATCCATAAGGACGTCGACTACCTCAAACGCAAGCTCGCCGTGCTCTCCGATCTCGAGACGCCGGCATGTCTCGTTGAAATCGGGTACATCACGAACGAGGAAGAGTTCGAATACATCGACCAGAATTACCAGACGATCGCGGAAGCGATCGCGGACGGCATCGATGCCTGGGCGTCATAACTAATTCCCCTCCCATTCAAGGGGAGGGCCAGGGTGGGGATGGGCCTTCAATGGGTATCGTAATTTACAAGGACCGCACGGGCAGAAACAGCCTCAAGCGCGTGATCGCGTTTCTCGGCTTTGTTTTTCTGAGCCTGGCTTTCGGACTTATGGCGTGGAAGGGAAAAATCACGCAGCAGATGTTCTACACCTACCCCGTCGGGATCCTGCTGCTCTACGCGCCGCAGCTTGCGATCACGCTGCTCAAGATCTGGAAGGGGCAGTGCGTCCCCGCGGATACGCCGCCGGCGGCGGCGGACAAAAAAGCGGATTTCGGCGGTGATGTATGAAGTTTTTCCTTCGCGTCCTTTGCGCCTTCGCGGTGATCAGCGCTTTCGGCTGTCATTCAGCGATCATCCATCCCATCTCGACAAAGACCGAGCTCGGCCAGCCGGTGACAATGACCGAGCCGCAGCGGACCGGTGATCCAAAGAACATCCCGGCCGGCGTCAAGCGGAAAGACATCAAAGCGCATTGGAAGACGAAGTCCGGCGCGGAGAACTGGGTGGACAAAAAAGGCAACGTCTATCAGAACGAACAGGCGCAGCAGGAAAATGCAACGCCCCCGGATATCCCGGCGCGGCCCTGGTATTTCTGGCCGGCGTGGGGCCTGGCGTTTTTCCTGACTGGAGCGCTTATCATCCTGCTGCTTTATTTACGCGGCCTTTTAGCGCCGGTTTTAAAGCTCTTCAAACGCCCTTAACTTCGTGCCTTAGTGCCTTCGTGGCGAAAGGGTTTTGCCGTGACCACTGAAATAGAACAGGTTGAAGACAAGATCATCACCGCCGTCAAGACCACGATCGGCATTGCCGACTGCGATACCTGGCAGGGCGGAGATCTGGAAGAGATGCTGGCCGCGGTTCTCTCGCCCATTGCCGTGCGCGTGATCTATGCCGGCGGCAAGCATGGAGAGAAGAAAGTGATCGGCGTGAACCGGAGCGACCGCGATATGACGTTCCGCCTGGCGCTCGTCGTCTCGAATCTGCGGAGCCCCAAAGACGGCAGCCGGGGCGCATATGCGTACATCGAGAGCATGCTCACGACGTTCAGGGGTTTCTCGCTCACGCCGCTGGCCGGCTACCTCTGGCCGATCAGCGACGAGCTGCTCCTGATCAGGACCGGCAGGTTTGTTTATGGATTCGAGTTCGAAAGGAGAACAACGGGATGAAAAAAGTCTATTACGAAAACGGCCCCGACGAGATCAACGTCGGTCCAAAGAACAAGCAGGTACTCATGAAGCGGGGCGAACCCGCGCCGCTCGACGACAAGATCGCGGACGCGCTTCTGGCAAAGCCGCTGTTCAAGGAATTAAAAGAATCCACCACTAAGGCACAAAGACACGAAGAAAAGAACAGCCGTTCTTAGTGACTTAGTGACTTCGTGGTAAAGAGGAGGCCCTATCATGCCGCAAGCCACAGGCGCAAATGCGCAGGTCATCTACCAGGCCGAGGCCACGTTCGGCGTTACCAATCCGTCTCCGGACGCGCTCATGCTGCCGATCATAAACGAATCGATCGGCCAGAAGCGCAACCTCGTAAAATCCAATGTGATCAGGAGCAACCGCAACCCGGTAAAGCCCAAGCAGGGAAACAAGGACGTGAGCGGGAACATTGTGACCGAGCTGAACCCGTTCATGGGCATCATGCTCCATCACCTCATGGGCGCGAACGTGACGACGGGCGCCGGCGGGAACAAGACGCACACCATGAAGGTCGGCGCGCTGCCCGTTTCTCTATCGATCGAGAAAGGCTTTCTCGATCTGGCCGTGGATGAATATTTCCTGGCCAACGGATGCAGGATCAATAAGGGCTCATTCGAGATCACGCCCGAGGGGCCCCTTCCCGTGACCTTCGAGTATCTCGGGAAAAAGATCACGGCCTCCGGCGCCTCATTCGACGCGACGCCCATCGATTACGGACACCTCGGCTGGGACATGTCCGAGATGGTAATGCTCGAAGGCGGCAGCGCATTCAGCGTGGGATCGAATCTCAAGTTCGACATCACGAACGACTGCGACGGCGGCATGTACGTGATCGGCGGGGGCGGAGAGCGGCGGGCGATCCCCGAGGGGTCCACGCTCATCGAAGGGACGCTCGTCGCGTTGTTCGAGGACATGGCGCTGTTGACCAAGGCGATCAACTTCACGGAGACCTCGATCTCGGCCACGCTCACCCGCGGCACCGGTGACGGCACGGCCGGAAATGAATACCTCCAGTTTCTCCTTGAGGAACTGGTCTACGGCGAGGCCACGCCGCTCATTACCGGACCGAAGGGCGTTCTCATCGAGCTGCCGTTCTCCGCGTTCTACGACAACGGCGCGGCCGCAAGCGCGGTGCAGATCATCCTCAAAAATACGCAGGCCATTATATAGGCTCTTCCCACCTTATTCCCTCTCCCCTCGCGGGAGAGGGGCGGGGGTGAGGGGGCATCAAGGAGAAATATGGAACAATTCAAATACGAAATCGGCGGCACGGCGTATGTCCAGCGTCCGCTGGTGCTCGGACAAGTGCTTTTGCTCGCCGGGTTGCTCAAGCACCTTCCGATCGTTCAGGACATGGGTGTACAGGCGATCATCGCCTCGCTCGGGCTCAAGTTGCCTGACGCGCTGGCGATCGTATTGATCCCCCAGGACGGCAAGGCGATCGACAAGATCGATGACGACAAACGCTTCGAACTCGCGACGGAGATCTCTTTCAGCATCGATCCGGAGACCGTGGCCAAGGTGATCGAGGATTTTTTCGACTGCAACCCGATAGCTTCTCTTTTGGAGAGGTTCGCGGGAATGACGGAAAAACTCAGCGGAAAGATAAAGACGATGAAGGAGCCTGGGTCGAGCAAGCCATCCTCCTCCTCACCGGCGGAGATATCACCAAGAGAGATGGGGTCCTTTGGGGATACACCCTCGCGGAGTGCAAGCCCTATCTAAAGCATCGCACGCGCGACCTGATCTTCCGCGAGGCGGTGCTCGCGCTGCTCGGCTGCGGCGAGGGCGCAGCGCCGGAAGATAAATACTGCAAGGCATGCAAGGCGGCGAAAAAGAACGACTGCGAGAACTGCGATAAGAGCATTGAAGTTGTTGCCACTAAGACACCAAGACACTAAGAACTGCTTAAAATTTAAGAATTGTTTTTCTTCGTGACTTCGTGCCTTCGTGGCGAAAGGCCTTACCATGGGAATGGACGAAAAAAAAATCCAACTGATCTTCGAGGCGCTCAATAAGACCAAGGGCGCGTTCACGGAGCTGGAGAACAGTTTCAAGGGCCTGAACGACGGCACAAAGAAGAACCAGGGCTTTTTGAACAAGCTCCGGGCCTCGTGGCTCGAATTTACCGCGGCCACCGCCGGAGCGGCCGTTGCGGTAAAGAAGGCCTGGGACTATATGGAGCTCGGCGCACGGGCCGAGCAGGCCGAGGAGTCCTTCCGCCGCGTGGCCGCTTCCATCGGCGAGAACGCCGACAGTATCCTCGCGGACATGAAACGCGTGTCCGCCGGCACGGTGGACGACAGCGACATCATGCAAAAGGCGGTAAAAGGCATGATGCAAGGACTGTCCGGAGATCAGATAGTCAAGATCCTGGAGGCGGCGCGAATTGCCGCGCGCGTCTCCGGACAGGACATCGGCCAGGCATTTGAAACGATCACCGATGCCATCGCCAACAAGATGCCCCGATCACTCATTCAATATGGCCTCATTACCAAAGAGCAAATGAAGCTTTTCAACGCTGCCCTTCAGGCGGGAATAGAAGAGGCCGATCTCTTCGGGCTCGTTATGGACAATGCCGCGAAACACTCCGCCGCGTTCGGCGACGTGGCCGAAAATAACGCCGAAAAGATGCAGAAATGGAAGGTCGCCATGCAGGAATGGCGGGAAGGTTTGGGCAAGGTATTTAACAGCATTTTGAACTGGCTCATGGAGGCAGGGGCGACGATCGAACGGCAATATGCAAAGATCACGGCCAACATCGGTCTTTGGGTAGACAAGCTCCTGAACAAGGTCGGCCTGCTCTCCGATAAAAAGCTCCAGGAGTCTCTGGCGCTTGTGGCAGTTTTGTCTTCGAACCGTCCGGAGGCGCCGGGACCGCCGGCAGCCGGCACGGGCGGGAAGCCCGCGAGCGGCGGCGGGGACGCGGAGACGAAGATGAGAAACATCCTCGCCATGAAAACGAGCGAGGCCGCTATTAACCAGCAAATTCTCAATATCGAATTTCAGGAAAAGACGCATCAACTATCGACTACCGACGCGATCATGAAGCGGCTCGATCTGGAGAAGGCGCTCCTGGATATTCAGGAGGAGAGCCTCTCGCACATAGACAAGCTCCAGAACCCGCAGGGCTGGATCCAGCAGGCGGCCGCCGTCAACGCGACGCGCAAAACGATCGGCGATCTGAACCTCGCGCTCATGGAACAGAGCACGGATATATTGCCGGGCATTGAAGAGGGCTTTAAACGGTATTTACAAACAGCGAAAACGGCCTTTCAACAGGGCATAGAGCTGGCCCAGCAGACCGCCCAGGCCATGGAGCAGGCGTTCAGCGATTTCTTTTTCGACGCCATGACGGGGAAGCTCAAGTCGTTCTGGAGTTACATCAAGAGCTTTCTCGAGGCCGTGGTCCGCGCCATGGCAAACGTGATGGCGCAGCAGGCGGCCGCGGGAATCTTCAGCGGCTTGGGCTTTGGAGCGTCCGCGGCATCAGGCCCCGCCGTGTCTCCCTATGGCCCGGCGCCGCAGCTCCACTCCGGCGGCCTCATCATGCACGCCGGCGGTTACGTGCCGCGCTTTCATATCGGCGGTCTCTCGTCCGACGAACGCGCGGCGATCCTTCAGACGGGCGAATACGTCGTCTCCCGCAAAGGCGTGGCCGCGCTGGACCGGATCAACGAGGGAAATGTGTCCGGGGAGAAAACCGTGGTCGTTCAAATAGAAAATAAATCGAGCCAGGTGAACGCGAAGCAGACCGGCACGAAGATCGAAGCCAAGCAGATCGTCGTCGGCATTGTGCTCGAAGACATCGAGGGCAACGGCCCCATTCGCAGCGCCATCACCAGCCTGGGAGGCAGATAGTGCCCACGTTCCCGACGCTCTCATCTCCGCCGCTTGTGCAGCCCTATAAACATTCCGCGGCGTTTGATCCCACCATTCGCGTTCCGAACTATGAAGCAGGCTATCGCCAAACTCGGCCGCGCTTTACCCGTGTCCCGAAAAAATGGCACATCGCCTATCCGGGCATTATGACGGACACGGACCAGACAACGCTTGAGGCATTCGAGGTAACGGTGAAATACGGGGCCGACTCGTTCACCTGGACCCACCCGAAGACAGCGGTACAGTATACCGTACGCTTTGCCTCGCTGGTGGAATATAGATTCGGCATCAGCGATTCATACTGGGCGTTTGAATTCGACCTTGAAGAGGTCTAAACCAAGGACTCGCCACTAAGACATACCCTGCACTCGCGCGAGGCACTCGTAAGCGCTGGGCACAGGCCAAGACACGAAGAACGGCGTTGCTTTTATTAGAGCCTTCGTGCCTTCGTGGCAGAAAAGGTATTATGAAATCTTTATCCGCCGCCCTCATACTCGAAAAAAACAAGCTCGCCACGCCGAACCCGTGGATCGTCCTCCTCGATATTAAATTGCCGGATGACTCGATGATCTACGTTGCGCGAAACACCGAGGACGTCGTCTTCAACGGGCACACGTATACGGCATTCCCTTTCGAGATCGAGCCCACGAAGGAATCGAGCAAGGGCGAGATCCCGACGGTCACGCTCCGGGTCTCGAATGTGACGCAGATCTTCCAGGGCTACGTCGAGGCCCAGGACGGCGGCATCGGCTCGACGGCGACCGTGCGCGTGGTGAACGCGGCGCTCCTCTCCGAGAGCTACGCCGAACTCGAGATGGTCTTCGATATTCTGGCGACGGCCTGCGACGCTTACTGGATCAGCTTTACCCTGGGAGCGCCGAACCCGCTGCGGCACGCCTTTCCGCCGCAGCGCTATCTTGCGTCGCACTGCCGCTGGAAGTTCAAGAGCGAAGAGTGCGCGTATACCGGGGCCTCGACCATTTGTAAGCGCACGCTCGACTATTGCCGCCAGCTCGGCAACTCGAAACGCTTCGGCGGCTTTCCGGGACTCTCCGGAGGAGGGGTAAGGCTTGCGTGATAAAGCAGCTCATAGCTCATCGCTGATAGCTGATGGCAAAACCATGGACCAAGAGCCACGAGCCATGAGCCGCGAACTTTTTTCCGATCTTCTCGGGAAAAAGTTCGCCTATGGCGCTCGGGGTCCCGAGGCCTACGACTGCTACGGCCTCTGCATGGAGATCTACCGCCGTTTGGGAAAAAAGCTCCCCGACTTCGGCAGCGCGGTCATGCCGTCGCTCATAGACCGGATGGTTTCCGATCGGCGGCCGCTCTTTCAGGAGCTTCTCGTGCCTGAGCCGTGGTGCCTCGTGCTTTTTAAAGTCAGGCCGCCGTACGTGTCGCACATCGGCGTAGTACTCGATGACAAAACTCGTTTTATCCACATCATGAGAAACATCAGCGTCGCGATCGAGCGCCTCGATGCTCCTGAATGGAAACGCCGCATTGCAGGCTTTTTAAAGCTACCTTAGAAGTTCTTCGTGTCTTCGTGCCTTTGCCTGCACCCAGCGTTTACGAGTGCCTCGCGCGAGTGCAGGGTGTGGCGGCTTTTGTTTTGACTTCATCCTATGAAAGAGCTGACCCTCATAAAAATCACCAATCCCTTTGTCCGCACCGAGCGGGAGATATCCACTATCCCGCTCCTCGAGGATAAGACCCTTCTCGATGTCCGGAACGAATATTTCCCGAAGGACGTCGACGTCATCGTGTCGATCAACGGCGAAGTGATTCCCACGGAGAAGCTCGCGCTCGCCCGGCCCATGCCGAACGACTGCATCCTCTTTATCCCCGCGGTCCACGACGGCGGAGACGACAAGAGCATCCTCCGCATGGTCGCCATGATAGCGCTGATGGTCGCGCTCCCCCAGGGCATGGCGCTCTGGATGAAGATGGGCATCATGATGGCGGGAAGCCTCCTGGTAAATGCCGTGCTGCCCCCTCCCAAGCCGGAATTGCCGCACCTCGATAACGCGCTCGATTCACAGTCCTATTCCTGGAACCCGCAGTCCGTGCAGCAGCAGGGCGTGGTGATCCCCAAGGTCTACGGCGTGAACAAGCTCTTCGGCAACATCATCACGGCGTATCTTTCGAGCGACGGGACAAAGCAGTACGC